GAGAAAACTTCCCACGAGTCCTCTTCCTGAAGCGGCGTTTCTTCTGTGAGCGGCGATAACTCGATGTGTTTGCGTAGCGTGCCATCCATAGACTGGATGACAATTTATTCGAAACCAAATTTAAAGAGTCTTAACTAGCCAGCGGTCCTGGCTGAGCTTGCTATGATCAGGTATGAAGTTAGAGAAAACCACTACGTGGCACGGGGAGAACGTCTTGACGACGCTCTCGTATTTAGGTGAGAATATGCGGCCATTCTTAAAGGCCTCCATAAGGGCGTAGATATGATCTATCTTATCAACTTGAGTGCGTGAAAGGTCAATGATAACGGTAGTCTCGTTGTTGTATGCGTGAGCAATGTCTGCGATCTTGCCATTAGTAATCACAAAAGCTCCAGCGGTCGCTGAGAGATAGCTGGCCATCCAGCTCTTGCCCTGGTTCCCAGTCTCGTCCACATACCAGAGGACCTGGCGTGGGTGAACGGGGGCGCTCAGATAGGAAAGCAGCTCTTCCTGCCAAGGGCGGAAAACAGCGGTCGAGTAAATGTCGCGCAGCTCCTTCATAGTCTTCGTCGAGAGGATCGTATTCCATGCGGAACGAAAGTACTGCATGTGTCTTGCGACGGCCTGCATATGTTCAGGGTCCATCATGAGATCGTTGAGCGTCTTGCCGCCCTGCAGAGCGGCAACAGCATCCGCAATATCATTGCGTTCGCCTGGTTTAAGATTAGATATGTTACCATGAATGATAGGGTTAGGATCCTCCTTCTTGCAGTAGTCGGAAGCTTCAAGGGCGGTGCCCTTCCGCGGTTCGAAATGAATGTCCTTGTAGTAAGGTTCTTTCTTCCAGAAGGATAGGCGTTGCTTGGTCTTGAGTTCGGTGTAGCACTGCCAATGATTGTTGCCAGTGTCGGGGCAGGTCTCACGACCAGCGATGAGGTAGGTCATAGAGTCAAGGTAGGGCGGTTCTTCAGTCTCAAACGAGGTGAAGCACCAATACTTGGTTTGCGTGTTGCGCATGGCAGGCATGCTTGGATTGACACAGTTTTTTGGTTTCGGGTTTTTATTGAAAAATTTGGATTTGTTTGTGCTTCCGCAAAAACACAAATTTAAAAATGGGCGCCAAAAAAATTTTTTTTTTGAGCTTGATCCCGAGGTGGGGGTAATACTAGAAACCCCACCTCTGGATCAGGGACATGACTCATCCCGCCTTCGGCGGGATGAGAAAAATGCCTTAGACGAGCCTCTCGCGGTGCGCGGCATTAATTGATATTAGACATCCTTATAATACATACGGGTATGGAATGAGTATGATGCGATGTTGTCGGTTTCCAATGTGCCATAGGCGTCATATGGAATAACAAACAGTGATAGTGGGCTATTTACTATGTTCTGTGATACTGAATCATAAATGATGTTGCTCGATTTCTTGCGTTTGATCTTGATCTTGATGAGTCTAGCCTTTTCCTTTTGACTATTAGCGTCTATCCAATTAGCGGAATTATAAATGGTAAATGTGCGATCGTAATAGGGCTTAATGCCCTTGTCATGATCTACAGGTAAAACCATATTGTTGCCACTGGCTCCAAGTTGTGCAGCTTGAAATATGTCTACGTTGCTTGATGTAGTAAGTGTTCCTCCAATCGCCTTCGGCATGCGTGCAATAATAACACGATACATTACATTAGGGCGGTCTTTTTTGTTTGCAAGCCAGAGTCTAAGTGTCATGCTGAGGGGCGTAATTTTGTCTCCGACACGGTTGGCCCGACCAGTGCCCGGAGGTATATCAGCCCACGGATTAAAAAAGGTAGGATTAGAAAAGATAGTAGTCGGATTAACGATTCCTCCTGACATTCCGACATTATGGTAGAGTTGTGAATTTTCGCTTGCTATATCGTAGTACTTCGTCTCTGTTGTCTTGTTCAAAATCCTCTTCACCGTCCTCTTCAGAGAAAACTTCCCACGAGTCCTCTTCCTGAAGCGGCGTTTCTTCTGTGAGCGGCGATAACTCGATGTGTTTGCGTAGCGTGCCATCCATAGACTGGATGACAATTTATTCGAA